ATCGTGCCGACTGCAGTTATTACCTTGCCGACGATAACCAGAAGTGGACCGACAGCGGCGACAATGAGTCCGATCTTTACAATGGTTTCCTGCTGTGCAGGCGTCAGGGAGTTGAATTTATCTACCAGCCGCTGCACAAAATCTGCGACCTGCAGGATGACTGGAGCCAGCGCCTCACCGATGGAAGTGACCAGAACGTCGATGGAGCTCTTCAGCTTTTCGAGAGAACCGCCGAATCCGCTCATCATGGCCTCAGCCATTTCATCCGTCGTTCCGGCGCAGCTTTGCAGGGAGGCGTCCAGTTTGCCCACATCCTCCGGAGCGGTATTGATCAGCGCCAGCCAAGGAGCCATCTGGTTTTTGCCGAAGATGGCGGAGGCAGCAGCGATCTGCTCCGATTCGGAGAGCTTGCCGAAAGCCTCGTGCAGTTCTCGCTGGATCGTAATGGAATCCTTCATTGTGCCGTCCGAATTGGTGACGGAGATTCCCAGCTGATCCATCATCTCCGCGCCTTCTTTCGCGGGAGAGACCAGACGGGCAAGACCGGTCTTCAGGGAGTTTGCAGCCTTGTCCGCTTCGATGCCGTTGTTGGCCATGACGCCCATATACAGCGCGGCATCGTTGACGGTGTACCCTGCGGCAGAGAAAATCGGAGCCGCCACGGACATTGCATTCGACAGGCTGTCCACGTCCAGCGCGGAGTTGTTACAGGCGGCAGCGAACACGTCGGCATAATGGCCTGCGTCCTCAAAGCTCCCGTGAAAGCCGTTGATCGTAGCAACCAGTCCGGCAGACACGGTATCCAGATCGCCGCCTTCACCGGCAGCCAGATTCATGGCGGGAGCCAGCGCGGAGGCAGCCTGCTCCGCGTCCAGACCGGCGCGGGCAAAGTTCAGTGTCGCAGTTGCGGCGTCCTTCATCCCGAAGGTCGAATTTGCCGCAGCCTCCTTCATGGCCTTATTCAGCAGCTCCGCTTCCTCGGCGGTATTGCCCATCGTCTTGTTGGTGAGCTGCATGGTCTTATCGACCTCGGCAAAGCTCGCCGCGCCTGCCGCACCGACAGCGGCCAGCGGCAGGGTGACATGGGTGGTCAGGCTTTTTCCGGCGCTCTCGACCTTGCTGCCGAATTCCTTCATCTTCTCACCGGCAGCCGCAATCTGCTGGGCCTGCACGGAGCCGAAGTTCTTATATTCCTGTTCCAGACTTTTCAGGCTCTGCTCGGTCTCAGCAATCTCCCTTTGAAGGGCATCATACTGTTCCTGAGAGATGGTACCGTCCTTGAGCGCCTGATCCGCCTGCTTGGAGGCTTCCTTCAGTGTTTCCAGCTTCTCTTTGGTTGCCTGAATCTCCTGCTGGAGGGACTTGTATTTCTGGGAAAGCAGCTCCGTATTGCCCGGATCGAGCTTCAGGAGCCGCTCCACATCTTTCAGCTGGGACTGCGTATTCCTGATTTCGGAATTGACATCCTTCAGCGCGGTCTGGAGCTTTGTGGTATCGCCACCGATCTCCACGGTTATTCCCTTGATTCTGTTTGCCACGGTAGCGCCTCCTTTCCCGCATCAGAAATTGTCGTAGTCGCTCTGGGTAGCGACCTCTCGGTAGTTGTAATCATCGTTCCGGCTCTCTGTGTACATATCGTTCACCATGCCGATGGTCAGGAGATCCAGATCATGGATGGAGATACCGAGTTGTACGCAGCGGAGCAGGAACAGCGGCGTTGTCATCTGCCGCTCGGTATTACGGAGTTTTTTTTACTGGTCACATCGGTCTGGACGTTCAGCCCCCAGAGCTCAATGATCTGAGGGAGCACCTGATAAATGGAGAAGGTGTTAAACCGATCCAGCCATTCTTCCGGTGTGTCCGGAATGGTGCTATCGGCGTGCTTGGCCATGATGTAGGCGATGTTCTCGAACATCTCCAAAGACACCAGATCAAGGGAACTGTCCCCGGCGTCATTCTTGCCCACGGCCTTCTCCAGCAGAGCGAGGTCCTTATAGATATCCCGGTGGAACTTCAGCCGGTAGATACGCGGAATGGCAGCAGATGCCCGGAAAGGCACCTGCTGCCCATCAATCTCTATGGTTTTGGTCATGCTCATTATCCGTTGCCCTCCTCAGTCTTCGTCACCGTGACGGTGTAGGCTTTGGTGGCATTGCCCTTCGTCACAACCACCCTGACCGTGTTCTCACCGGCAGTCCAGGTTGCAGCCTGCCCACTGGTGTGCGCGTTGCCGTTGACGGTGATAGCCACCTCCGCCTCAGCGTCCTCAGCGACAGCCGTGATGGTGTTCGTCGCGTTGGTGGTGCTGGCCGTATACGCTGTGGTATCCGCATCGAAGGCCGGAGTCAGCGTCAGGGAGCCGATGGTCAGGGACGCCAGATCGGTTCCGTCGTCAGGTTCCGGTTCAGGCTCCGGCTCCGGGTCATCACCCCCCGAGGCGGGAAGATACACGGCGCTGTACCAGTTCTGATAGACCGCGTCGGTCGTGTCGTCACCAGTTTTGGCTTTAACATAGCCGTTGGCCAGAGGCGTTGCCTTGATGGACAGGGTCTCGGTTTTGACCTCAACCTCTTCCTCATTGGTCTGAGATTCGATACCCGGACGGCTGGCCGCGCACTTGTACAGGACGTGGCGAATCTTACGGACATCACCGTCAAACTCGAACAGCAGCGCAAAGTTCTCGCTCTGCGCCTTCGCGTTTTCAATGAGGACATTGTTGCTGTCAAGCTCTTCCTTCAGCACATCCGTGCGGAAGCTCTCCGGCACCATCGCCAACTCCAGATCGCCGTCATAGCCCATGTTGTTGGAGATGGTGTAGTAGGCATAACCGTCAGCATAGAAATTGCTGGGCTCGCCGTTGGCATCCAGCGACAGGGATACAGCACCCGGCATCGGGACCGGCGTACCGAAAGAGAACGTCCCGTCATCCGCGATGGTCAGGATCGCGTAGTGGACGTTGCAGATATTGAATTTGACCTTGTTCTTTTTCTTAGGCATGGTTTATACCCTCCATTTCAAATTGATACAGGACCTCATAGAGCCGTTCGCTCTCGATCCAAACCTCGGACTTGTTATAAAAAATGCCGCGCTCATCCAGCACGGCTTCGAGTTGATCTTCCAGTTCCGGAGACTTGATGTCTGTGTACAGCTCGATGTGATACCCGTTGATCTTGTAGTAGACCCGGCCATCGGCAGCAAAGTTATCGCTCCCCGGCATAAGGAAACAAATGAATGGCGGCTCCGGCGACTCGCCCTCCGCAAAATGGTGGTAGGCGTAGGGCAGGCCGATCGCCTCCATAATCTCTATCATTTCATCCATGCGTCAGGCTCCTTTCGATTTCCCGCTCCAGCTGCTTGATGCCTTGCTGCTCGGCAGCGGCGATGTGCGGCTTTGCAGCCACCCGGCCTCCGCCGCGCTTGGCATGGCCGAATTCCAGCAGATGGGCCAGCATATACCGCGTAGGCGAATAAACCGTGACCTCCAGCGAGGTGGGTGATTCCTTCGTGGTCTTTGTGCGCCAGCTCTTTGCATACCGGCCTGTGAGCTCCGGAGCATTTGCGGAGATATCATTTTTCACCGTGGTTCCGGCCTTCTTCACAGCGGCCTTCAGATTATCGGTAGCAAGATCGGCATATTCTGTAAGGCCCTCCATGATCTCATCGGCCAGATCATCAATGCGTACTGTTCTTCCCATGCGCTACCTCTCTACAAGCACGGTGTGAAACAACCGGCTATTATGCTTAAAGCCCATCTCGTCGATATTGAGGATGTTGTAAATCCGGCCCTGCAGCAGAATCCGGTACTGCTTGGAATTGACCGCAGCCGTTTCCGAAGAATGCCGGACCGTGATGTCCAGCCGATCCGCCTCTACCGTATGACCGGCTTCTTCCTTTTCACTGGTAGACAAGCCGCTGGTCACAGCCGTGGCCCAGCAGGTGAAATAGTCAACCCACGCGGAGGTGTGGTTGCCGATCCTGTCGACCACAGTTTCGTTTTTCTGAATGGTGATCCGTACCCGGAGTCCTGCGATATTCATCACACCACCCCTTCCCTGATTGCAAACAGAAGGGATCGCAGCGTCAGCGTCAGGTCATGGTGATCGGCTTCCTCCCGGTGCTCATACAAATACCCCAGCGCATAGAGAATCGCCACCCGGAGCGTTTCCCGGATGGCGGTCATCTCAGCTTTGGCATAGGTATCCGCCCAGGGTTTATCGGAATCGATATCCTCCCACTGTGCAGACGAGAGCCGTGCCACGTCCCGGCAGAGGTTTCCTGCGGCAGAGAGAAGGCTGCCAATGACAGCGTCCTCATCCGCAGAATCCACCCGGAGGTACATTTTGGCTTCTTCCAGCGTGATAAAGGTCATGGCAGCCTCCTTTCTGGTCAGTCAGCAGCAGGCGCGACAACCACGATGGAGATCGCGATCTCCGCGTAGCTGTCCGCATTCAGGGTGATGACCTTCGCGGTCTCGGCAAGCTCCTCGGCGCGGACGTAAAGCACAAACTCGCCGTTCTGGTCGAGTCCGACCGAGACGGCCTCTGCCGCGTCATCGGCGGTCAGCGGAGAGCCGTTGTAGGTGACCTCCGTCACGGAATCAAGGCCGGTGCCGATCCCGAGGCCGATCCACTTGTGGGTGCCCTGACCGGGAGCGGAGCTCTCGGATTCTTCCAGCTCATCCACATCGGCAGTGATCGTGATGGCTCCGTCCTCGTAGGCGACCGAGGCTTTCGCATTGTTTGCCGCAGCCACAGGATCGGTCAGCGCGGGAGCCAGCCGGACGGAAATGTTCCATGCGTCAGGCTCCATGACTCCGGCATTTTTCAGTTTGGCCAGAAGCGCGTTGAAGTCATTCTTCAGCGCGGATACCTGGCTGGCGGTGCTTGCCGACTGGTTTTCCACCCTGCCGCCAATCCCGCTCGATTCCGCGCCTTCTTCCATAACGAGCTTTCCTCCGATAACAAGGGTATCCCCGCCATCGTCGAAGTAGTTTTTTGGTACATGCGTACTCATGATCTTTCCCTCCCATACTTGAAATCCGGGACCGCCATCAGGCAGCCCCGGAGCTAAGGCTTATCAGTTGCCGGTACCGGTGCCCATCGCCATGACCTGCACGGCCTCGGGCAGGATCAGCTTGCCATCCACACGCTGGGTGCCGATGAAGCCGACCTGATCGGTCACGGCGTACAGCTCGTTCAGGCGCTTGAGGGTACGATTCTGGCGGTCGGCGATCCAGTAGTAGCTGAAGTCACCGAACAGAAGCACCTTCTTGTTCTTGTCCTGCGTGGCGTTGCCGGTCAGGGCAGGCATATAGCCGCTGGTATAGATCGGACGGCCCAGAATGGTATCCGGCTTGCCGACCTCAAGCCCCGGCTTCCAGATGTAGTTGCCGTTGCCATCCTTCAGAAGCATCAGCTGCAGCACGAGAGTCTCGTTGCACAGGAAAGAAGCGTTCCTGCGGTACGGAGACTTCAGGCTGTAATACAGCTTGTAGACATTGTCGAAGCCAACGGTCTGGGCATTCGCCGTGACATTGCCCGCCGCAGGAGTGAGGCTGGTCAGGATGCCGGTCGGCTGGGAAGGCGTCACCTGCGGATTCGCAGACGGGCCAGTGCCGTTGATGAAGGCATCCTCCTCCGCGTTACCGAAACGCACACCAAAGCGATGCGCGATATGGGAGGCGATGTCGAAAGCGGAGTCGTTCAGGAGCTCGTTGCTGACCTTGATCATGCAGCCGAGCTTGTACGCGGAGAGGGTCTCCTGTGCAAAGCTCATGTCGGATTCCTGAATAGCCGCGCCCTC